ACTCAATTAAATAAATATTCAACTGTTTTCACTCCTATTAAAGATATTGATGATGATTTAGAAGATATGGTAGAACAATTAACTGATATGTTTGTAACAGAAATGAAGCAAGATGATTTGTCACGTATGACAGAACAAGAAGCACTATCGGGCAGGTTGGATTATCCCGACTCTCGTCCTTTAGATCTTAAGACTACTTCTGGTGAACCTTGGTCCAAACTTGGTTTTTCTGGTGGTAAGAAAAAGAATGCCTATTGTTCTGTTAGTATCCATGAATCTGGTAGGAAATTATATACTGTAAACCGTAATGTTCAACACGGTAGAGATTTAGATTGGACTCTGAAGCATAAAGATTCTTTATTGCATCAGGGAAAGAGAACTCTATCGTTGTGGAAAAATTGTTTAAAAGATGAAACTCGACCCATTGCAAAGGCTGAGATTGGTAAAACTCGTTTGTTTACAGCTGTTCCTTTGGAAACTGCTATACTATCTAGAATTTATTTCGGTAAATTCAAAGAAGTATGGCAATCTAAAAGGAGCTCGCTGTTTCATTCGGTTGGAATCAATCCTGTGTCTTTGGAATGGACAGAATTAGCTAACTACATGAAAAGTAGAGGCGAAGAATTTTATGATGCTGACTTCGGTGCATACGATGGACGTTTACGTCCTGAGTTCATGGAAGCTGCTGGTAAAATTGTCGTTAATACTATTTGTGAAGTTACTAGTTCGTACGAGGATCAACTCGCAATGACAACATTATGGGATGAGTATATTAAAACTTATCAGGTGAGTGGGCGTGATGTTCATTTAGTGAAACATGGGAACCCTTCAGGTAATCCTATGACAACTGTTATAAATTGTATTGTTAACTTGTTATATCATTGGTGGTGTTATATTAAAATTTCAGATAATAAAGATTTAAATTCATTCAAGAGAGATGTTGCTTTTACTTGTTTTGGTGATGATGTCATTTATTCTTCAAATTCTATTGTTACTGGTTATTCGTTTGAAAATGTTGCTAAATTTATGAAGGTGTTGGAACAGGATTATACTGTTGCAAGTAAAGATCTGAGTGCTTTGAAATCTGCAAAAGAGTTGCATGAGATTACATTTTTGAAGCGTCGTTTTGTCCAAAATTATAATTTGTACCTTGCCCCTATTGATACTGAATCTATTGAACAACAATTTAATTATACTAATATTTCCCCTAAAGATTTTGAAAAGATTAGAGTTCAAATTGATGAGGCTTTACTTGAAGCGGCTGCTCATGGAAAGCAGTATTATACGGAATTCGTTGGTGC